TAAGTCCATAGTATCTATTAGTTTAGTAAGTTCAGATATAGCTGATTTATCAAAAGACTCTAGTAGTGTTTTTCCTATTTGTTCTATAGGATCTTTCATTGCTATTAATAAGTCTATTTGTGACTCTAGTTCTCTATTGACTGTTTGTGTTGTTAGAACTCCTCTTTGTCTGTTTTCTTCTATTTTATCACCCAATTTTACCAGATTTGAATTAGTTATTACTTGTTTTGCATTATTTTGTACTATCTGCTGTTGTAACTTTAGTATTTTTAAATCTATTTGCATACGTTTACTTGCACTTGTATTTAAAAACTTAACCATATTTTCTTGTGTTTTTAAAGCGGCATTAAATGCTGCTGCAGTGTCTATTAATTTATCGGCAAGGGCTAATCTTTCTAGTTCTGTTTCTAGTATATCTAGTACTGTTTGTGCATCTTTTTTATGCTCGTCAGTTAGTTGAAATTGAATTCCTAATTGTTCACTCATAACTTGAGATATACTTTCCAACCCTTCCTCTGTTTTACTAAATACTTTTAACCGTCTTTCTAACCCTCCGTTGCCGTCCTCTACTGAGTCACTAAATTGATTTAATACACTTTCAATTCCCGACATAGCTGCCTCTGCTTGTGAAGGTTTTGGCATCATATTTTGTAGACTTTCTTTAAGTTCTGCTGCTGCAGCTTTAGTATTGGGTATAACTTCTGTAATAGCTTTAATAGCTTCTAAATGTCTTTCATTTGCTTCCATTGCGGTTGCGGCACTTCCTGTCATAAAGACATTTCCATCCTTCGTAATATCTAGTAAACCTCTTGCTGCAGTTCCTTGGTCTACAATGGCCTTTGCAGTATCCGCCATGAAACCAGCCATCTTGGACTGTCTATCATTAATATCTGTAATTGCCATAATTTCTGCAAAGTCTTTTTTAAATTGAGGTAGCATTTCAAAATCAGTAAGACCAAATAAGCTCATGAGTACTCCATCAGAATTAGCACCGTCAACACCAAGTTGTTCTGCTGTGTATTGTTTTTGGAAAGCTACTAAAAACTCATTAACAATTTCCTTAGCTGCAGCATCATAAGCAGTACTCGTAAATCCTATATAAGATGCGGAAACGTCTTGAGTGTACATACCTGCAAATATATTTGCAAATTCCAAAACATTTCCCAGCATACTTTGAGCTTCATTAGAAGAGAAGTTCTTAGTTAATGACTCTTCGAAGTTTTTCTTAAAAGTCTTAAAACTTTGACCTCTATTGAGTATATTATTAAGTCTTTCTATTTCATAGTTTGCTGCTTTTACGCTGCCTTCTAAGCCTTCAAACTCTTCTTTAATTGTTTCTACTCTTGTTTGTGCTAAATCTCCAGATAGAGTATTTGATAAATCTTTTACTACTTCATTTGATACTGTAACTCTCCTGTTTATTTCTGAAAAAGCCTCATTTATTTTTTTAGTTGCGGGTAGTAAATCTAATAAGAATTTACCTGTGAAATAAAGCATAATACCACCAAAAGCGATATTCATCATTGTTCCTAACATAGCTATTGCAGGAGCAGCTCGAGCAGCCATTACACCTATACCAGCAATCGCTGCTTGTGCTTTTAAAGCGGGCATAGCAATACCTGCTTTTAGGTGTGCTCCTGCAATAGCTGCTTGAGCTTTAAAAGTTATAGCTGTTTTTGTCATCTCAAGTTGAATTCTTTTTTCTACCGCTATAAAAGCAGCTAATTTTTGTTTGTTATACTTTTTGCCTAATGCTCTCTTCCTCTCTTCTTCTCGTATAAAACCTACTGTAATTTTCTTCTGCTGTTTGAGTGACATAGCTGCAAAAGCTTTTTCTGATATTCCTCTTTTCTTAAGAGCTCTAACAAGGAATTGATTTTTCTTAACTTCACTTGCTCCAAACTGAGCTTCTACTGCTTTAATAGATCTTTTCTGTCTTATTATATGTATATTTAGGGCACGCATTTTTATAGTTGCAGTATTTCCTGCTTTAACTGCGGCGGCTCCCATTGCTGTAAAAGAAGGTACTATTTGTCTTAATATGCTTACTGCGAACGCACTTACAGCCGTTACTAGAGCTGCAAAGTTATCTGATAAAAAGTTTGCTAGACCGCCAAATACTTTTACAATAGGTCCTTGTACACTAATTACAAAATCATTTATTTTTGTCATTAATCTATCGAATGGATTAAGTAGTTCGTCTCCTTTGTCTTTCATAGCACCAAAGTTACCAATTAACTGTCTTTGAACTTCTTCAAATACAGCAGCTCTTCTTTGTGCAATAGTGAGCTTTTCTGCAACTAGTCCATTAGCATTTGCGAATTTTCTTGTAGCAATGTCTAGTCGTAAAATGATACCTAATTCATCCAATAGTTCTGGTTCTGCTTTAGTAACACCTCGAATAAGTCTGTTGAAAGAATCGGTTAAGTCTCTACCTAAAGTAACAGAAGCAAGTTTAGCTCCTTCGGCTAATCCTGTTAGTTGTTCTGAGGTAAATCCTGCTGCCATACCGATTGCGGCTTGTTGAGCAGCGTCTTGAAAGTTTAAAAGTCCGCCTGTAGCTTGTCTAACTGAAGCAGTAACACCCATCATTGACTGTCCAGTTATTTCCCCTAGTGCGCGGAATCCTTTGATTTGATTTTCTACGTTGGCGGCATTTTGAAGTGCACGGAAGGCTGCGCCAACAGCAAATAGTGTGGAAGCTAAAATAGCATAAGATTGTACAAGACCACCTGTGCCTTGTTGCATACGTGCGAATCCTTTAGTACCTGACTCTACACGTCCAGACATAGCCTGCATATTTCTTCGGACATCTCCCGAAGATTTACCAACTTTGCCTACACTTTTACTAGTCTTTTTAGCTTGTGTGTCAAGCATTTTAAGGCTACCGTCATCGGTAACCTCAAAGGTAATAGTTGCGCCTTTAACTTTTTTCCCTGCCATTATGTTCCTTTACCAACCCTGTGTTTTTGGGCTTCTTGCTTTTTTTTGATTTTTTCGTTTATAAGCTGTGAATGTTCATTTTCTATATGTTTGAAGAAGTACATTGTTTGTTTTGGGTTTTTTATTTCATAAAGGTCTAGATAAGTACCTAAAGCACTTACATCTTTTCCCATATGAAAACCACTCATACCTTCCCATTTATCTGATAACATTTGGTGTAGAAAAAATGCGTCTCGAACTTCTTGTGGAAATGATTCCATAGAAGGAGGCATCTTATCAGGATCTGGCTCTTGATTTAATTGTTCACAAACTTTTAAATACTTATCGAGGTCTATGCCTGTGTCTTTAAAAGTTCTCTTTATTAGCGCAAGTATCTGTTCTACTTGCTCTGTGTAAAATTTTCCAGATCACCTATTGTATCAGTAACCCATTGGTCGAAATCGCCGCTATTTTTCATTAATAGCTCTGCGTTATCCTGTGTATATTCAAGTTCATCTTCTAGATTTAGTTGAGATACATCTACCAACAGAAACTCTTCGAGGTACTTGTATTTTAATCCTGTCCAACCTTTAATTATCGCTGCACTATACTGATTTACAAATAGTTCTTCATCTAACGAATCTTCAAAGGCTCTAGTCTTTTTATTAAACTTTTGCTTTAAACACTTATTTCTTAGCTTGAGTAGTTCTTCTCTGCCTAAATAACAAAGTTCAACTGTGAAGCCATCATATCCTGGATAATCTATTCCTACTGTCTTGCTTGGAGTTAATAAACTCTTAAGCGATACTGGTTCTTTTTTTACATTCTGTTCTGTCATTGTTAATTCCTAAAAATGGGAGAGCCGAAGCCCTCCCGAGTTTGTTTTTATTACGACGTGTAAGTTACTTTAACTTCGTTTGTCGCGTTTGCAGCTGTTGCTGATGATAAATCAGTTGCTAGTCCGTGGAAAGCCACGTCTACTGATACTACATCTTCAAAGCTGTGGGCTGGTAATTCTAAATGTGCTTTGCCAACTTCAATATTACATCTTGGAGTGTTGCCACTTCCACCGATGCCAAAGTTTAAATCAAATGCATTAGTAATTACGCCTCTAGACTCTTGCAGTCTTTCAAATAAGTCTAATGACCCATTTGCTGTGTCGTTTAGATAACATGTGAAGTTACCTGAAACTGATCTTGTTCCCATTACATGTCCTAATGGAAGATTAACTGTACCTAGTGTTTCTGGTGTTAGATAAGTAAGATTATTTTCAATCGTAATATTACCACCTGTTAATGTAACACCGTATGTTACATCATTACCGTCTACATTTAACGCACCTAATGTACCTGTTGATTCTGATACATCAAAGCTAATTGCTAAGTCTGTTAATTTTTGTCTTATAAAGTTACTTGATGAACTTATGCCTTCGTTTACTATACCTAAAGTGGTAGTTCCAGTTACACTATTACCTGAATCAGTAGCTCTAGTTTCTAGAGTTGCTACTTCTTCTACAGATTTACCATTTCCAGACCAAGCAACTTGTGCTAATCCTTCAATATCAAAGTCTACAGAAGCTGATCCAATGGAACAGTCTGATACTTTATAAACGGTTACACCGTCTGTACCTGTAGTGTAAGTATTACCTTCACTATCCTTAGACGCTCCTAATACAAAGAATAAGTCAAATACGCCAAGTGTTACTTGGTTAGAATTTGCAAAATTAAACACATTAGGCTCATAGTCAGTCATAGTGCCTGTTGAGTCTGATCCTGTTCCTTTGTCATAGTCTTTCGCAGACATAGCAGACCATAAAGGCCCTTCTACTGCGAATTTTTTAGCGTTTCCAGCATGTTGACCATTAGTAACTCCATCAGTTGCTGCACTAGGTGCTGCACTTCCTGATGTAGTAGGTCTCATGTAGGTTGAAAACGACCATTCTGCTGGGGCAAAAGAGTCCGTAAACATTGCTCGACCTCTTTTAGAATATCCAGCACTGGTGGCTGCTTCGTTCAGAGTAACCTCTGAAGTATTTGTCCCTTGACTGAAAGAAAAACCGTCTAAAACAGGTATCTCATAAAGAGCTGTTTTAGCTGTACTTCCGTCCAAGCTGTGGGTCATAAATACTTTGGTATCTCTACTAAAGAAAAATGCCATTCTTTTCTCCTATTTAATATCGAATCTCTAAGGTGATTTCTCCTACACCAAGAGGTTCGAGTACTCCTTCATCTGTGTCTACTGTACCGATTGTTGTCTGTACTGTAGAGTGAGATGCTCCTGTCGAATCGTAATACGTTAAGGGATCTTTATCCTCTAGTACTGTTTCAACATCTTCTAACAATTCTTCGAGTGCTTCGATAACATCATTGTCATCTGAAACGTAACATCGAACCGTTATTCTTAAAAATCTAAATCTAAACCCGCCTCCATCATATTCGCGGGTTTCTGTTCCTGCTCCTATATGTATTGCAGGAAATTCTACTACTTCATCCCAAAACTTTAGTCTTCTTTCTACGGTTGAGACTGCTGTTCTGAAAGGTTGCATTCCGTTAATTTGTTCTAGCTCTACGGCTAGTGCTTCTACTATGGCTCGCCTACGCGTGGTATGTTTCCTTGCTAGTGCTGTTTCCATTATAGTACTCTTACTCCGAATCTACCACCCAACATTCCGGTGGCTACTTGTCTTACTGCTTTGTTTATTAATCTTTCTGGGTCTCTTTGAGGAGTGTGCATTTTTCCTCCTCTTGCAAAAGTCTCATAAGGATCATTTTGGTAACTAGTTTCTATCATTGTGTTACCCCCTCTTGGACCTTGCAGTACATTATCAACTCTTACTGAGTTTGCAAATCTACCCGTTCTAAATCTTAGTGCAGGTTCTTTCATATTAAGGGCAACTTGTGCGGGTAATACTTCATTAAGTAATGCTTTTAAAGCCATTGGATTTGTTCCTGCTGCTTGCTCTACGTGGTTTTTTCCTCTTGTTCTTACTGCCTTTCCAACTCCTATACCTCTTTTAACCCCTTTTAAACCTTTTCCAGTTTTTACCTTTTGCGTAACTTTATTTCTAGTCATTCCTTGATTTTTGCTAAATAGTGTTTTATTTACTTTAAATCTCATATCTGCTCTAGTAGTATGGTCAAATAAAGAGCCAACTACCATTCTAGGTACTACTGTCTTAACAACATCTATCGGTGAGGGACTTCCTCCTAGCTTTGTTAAGTCGTAGGCATGTTTAACTCCCCACATATCTATAGCTTTTTCTAGTCTAACAAGGATTTGGCCTACTTTAGTATTAATAGTGTCTGCTAATCCACCCGCTCTACCTGCATCCCAGGCAGACATTGCTTCTCTATATTCGGCTTTCCTTCCTCTTGGAGATAGTCCAAATACTATCTGTATCTGAGGAGTTACAGCAAGTACGTTTCTAGACCAGCTTATTTTTTGTCCTATTTGTCTAGATTTAGGAATTATTTTCTTAAAAACTACATCTTCAGGCTTTTGATCCCATCCCATTTGTACTTCTAACCAATCTGCTAAAGTATTTAGTCCGATATCGTATATCTTACTCCAATCTGTATCTTGATTGTAAACTGCAAGATCAGCTACCATATCCTCAATAGACTGAGTATTTTCTCTTCTAGGTATTTTATTTGTATCCAGTAATTCGTTAATGCCTTTAAGTGCTGATATAGTTCCCAGAGTAGTTTTTTTACCTGTAGAAATTACGTCTCCATGGTGCCCATCTGAAGCAGCCATAATTAAGTTTTCTTGTGCAGGGGTAAGAGTCATACTACCTATAAGTACTTTTACTAAGTCTTTTTTAGCTTGTGTAATAGCTTTTGATATTGTTCCATTTTGCTCAAAACCCGCGACTTGTGCTAAGTTTGTAACTACTAAACTATTATTTTCAATAGTAATTGCGTGAGCTGCACCACCTTTACCTGTTGAACCTGCGCTACCTCTTATATAGTTTCTAATACCTTTTGTAAATGTTCTGTACCCTTTTGCTGCTGATACAGTGGAACCTGTTATATGCTTTACTTCATTTACGTATTCTATAACTAATTCTCTTCTAAAAATTATTTGTTCTACTTTATTTTTACTTAAATCTCTTCTTGCTATTCCAGTAATTCTATTCCCGATTAACTGATTAAGCTTATTTTGTACATCCGTCTTCATTAAATAACAACTCTATATAAATCCAGTACTCTTTTTATATGGTCTGGAAAATCTGAACTTTCTCTAATTCCTGAAGTTCCTTGGTTTTGTGTTGTAGCACCGCCTAATGTTCTTCTTTCTTTATGTTCGTCTCTTATATAGTAGTTTACTAAGTCAAATAATGCTAGTTGTAAATCTTTTGGAGTAGAAGCATATCCAGCATTATATGTTATTTTTACTGCTCCTAAACCTTTTGGCCACGCTATACGTGCGCCTTGTTCATTAGTTCTTACTATTGCATCTCCTTCTGTATCAACATAGTACTGGTACTTAGCTGTTGTTAAAGTCTGGTATGCTTCTGAATAAGTTGTTCTTTCTTCTACACTATCAACTGTGACTAACGGACTTTCACTCAGAATTATGGTGCTTGTGTGCGTGTCGTCAATATTAAAAGTTTCTACTTTATTTGTAGTGAAGTAATCTATAAATGATATTCCACAATACTTTTTAACTAAATCAGATACCTGTGGTACTATAACAGCAAGACGATCATCATCCTTCTCCCCACGAAGGCCTTCTGCGTCTTTATATTCGTTTACTGTTATTAAGTCTGCCATAGTTAAAAAGGGTGGGTTATAGGTAACCCACCAAAAACCGTATTTTAGGTATTAAGCACCTTTGTAAGCAAATGCCCACTTAGAAGTTGCACTGTCAATTAAGTCAGTGAATCCTAATCTCTGAGAAGCCACTAGGACTCTTCTTTGATTAGCTACTTCGTAGTCAGATTCTATAGTAACGCCTCTTAATCTTGGCATTACATAGTTTCTTGGGTATACTGCGATAGCACCGTATTTGCCAGCTGCTTTAGTAGCAAATTCGTCACACATGATTACTCTTGATCCAAATACTTGTCCAATTTCACCACTTAGCTTAGTAGCCATGTCGCCAACTAGGTTAGCGTCTTGGAACTCAGCATCTTCTAGTAAGTTATAATACACATCTTGTGATACGATATATACAACTTCTGAAGGGTTGATTCCATATTTACCCATATTCTTTCTCATTCCGAGTAAGTCTGCTGCAGTAACTGCGTCACTTGCTGCGAAACCTGATGCACCGTCTGAAGTTTCGTGATTGTCTGAATCAGCTGCTGCTAATAGACCTTCAAAAGCACCTGAACCGTAAACACCATTGTCATGGTTTCCAGCTAAGATAGCATTTTCAATACTTCTTGCGTGTGATCTTACCATTGACTCTCTAATTAAAGGAAGGATTGGCATGATCGCATCTTCTTCAGTTTCATTACCTAAGTATGATTGTGAAATAAGCTTGACTGTATTTAAAGTTCTTTCAGTCAAATTAACACCAGTATACGGTGAGCCTAAAGTATCGCCTCTAGTCTCTAAGTTACCGTGAGGTGATGAACCTGATGCTGTTTGAGCTGAAGCAAATTCAGCATAACCAGCGTCTGGTAAGATTGGGATAATCATGTTAGCAGAAGTCATAGCGATTTCTCTAAATAGAGGTGCTAAGACTAATTCATTTTGAATATCTCTTTCTATGTTTGTTGAAACGATTTGCTCGAAATCAGCTGAAGATACTTGAGTACCTGAGTGCTCGTTCACTTTTTGCATAATTGATTTTGAGTAGTCATTGTCCCATCCTTTACCAGTAGCTAAACCAGCAAATTTTGCGTCAATAATATCGTTTTCGAAGTCTTTCTTCCAGTCGCCGCCGTTACCTTTAGCAAAAGTTCTTTTGGACTCACGAATGCTCATGATTTCCTCTGATTTTTCTGCTAGTTGTTTTTCTAGGCTATCGACTACTGTTTTCAAGTCTTCATTTTTTTCGTTAACTCTAGCTTCTAGGTCGTTCATTAGCTTTTCAGCTCCTGTCAAACCAGCTTCCACTATAGTTCTTGTTTCTTCCTGTTTAGCTTCTTGAACAGCTTTTTCTTCAGCCTCAACTTGAATTGCTTCTTGTTGTGCTTTTTCTTCTGCTGCCTTTGCTTCGGCTTGCTTCATAGCAATTTTAGTCGCAGTATCTTCTGCTACTTTTTTTGCAAATGCTTCAAGGTCGATTGAAGTTTCAGGAGATCTTTTCTCTTCTGACATATCAGTCTCCGTTGATGAGGATTTCTCCTCGCTTGGCTGCTCAATTTTAACAGCGTCTGCTGCTGCGGTTGAGTTAGCCTGTAAAATTTCTTTTTGGTACTTTCTGTACTCGTCCATACTATCAAATGACTTTGCTAGTCCAAAGGTTGCCCCCTGGTTGCAAGGTACTGATACTACAGAAACTTCAAAAAGTTCCGCGTCTTTTATTTTATATCCATCGGTTTCAGTCATATATTCAGAATCTTTGCATCTGAATCCAACTGAAAATGCTCCGAGAACACCGTCTTTTACTAATTGAGTAATATCGCCGGCTGCTTTTGATATCTTTGCAGATATTTCTAAGCCTTTATCCGTTACTTCTAAACCAGTGGCTCTGCCAATTGGTTTATTATAGTCATGGTTAAAAAGAATAATTGGATTACCTTTAAAGTTTTCCAATCCACCTTTCATCCATGCTTCCGTTTCGATAATATCTCCAGCTCTATCTAGTCCGTTTGTACTTGCAGAACCTTTTATATTAATTCCACCATCTTCAGTTTCACCTAAAGATTTAAAAGTGCTAGTCCATTGATATACTCTTTCGTTATTTTTTGACATCTTTAACTTCCTTTTTAACAGTTACTTTCTTAGGAGCTACCTTTTTAGGAGTTACCTTCTTAGGTGCTTCTTTTACTGCTACTTGGACAGGATATCTCTTTTTTACAACTGCACATACTCTATTCCAAGATCCAAATGCTCTTCTAAGCATAAAGTCTTTAACAGGTACGTCGTTGCCAAAACTTTTATATGTTACTAAGTCCATTGTTTCAACGCCTTTGCTGGCTATAAAATCGGACAAAGCCTTTACCATCATGTCTTTTGTCATAATTATTCTTCCTCGCTTGGCGCGGCCTCTTGAGGTCTGCCGCCTTCTTCTGGATTTGAGGCTGAACCTGCGATATTCGCAGGAACTCTTGGCTGATCAAATCCTGTGATTTCTTCAAGTCTTAGTGCCTCCCTTGCTTCATTCGGTGTCATAATACCAGAATTAACTAGAGTAGCAAAATAACTTGCTTGGTCTCTTAACTCTGGCTGTAAAGCAGGAATACCTGCAATATTTTCATCAAGTTTGAAACCGAAGTATCTCTCGAAAGCATACTTAATCTTATTTGTGATTGGTAGTATGGTTTCTAAGTAATACAATCTGTGATTTGGCCTAATGTTAGCATTATTGCCACTATCCATCAAGATTGGTGGTATACCTAACGCTTCAAGAATAATCTTTTCATTAGAGGCTATGCCTTCTTGAAAGTCTAAATTCTTAAAATTAATTTCCGTTAAGTTTTCCACTTCTAAACCACCGTCTAAAAACAATGGTCTCCTTCCACCTGACTGAGGATTGTATCTAGCAACCCAAGCCTGTAACATTCTTTCTTTGATTTTCTCGGAAAGAGTGTTTGGTGACTTCAGTACCAATCCTGGTACTGCTCCGTTTTTAAAGAAGTTATCCTGAAAGTTTCTCATACTTGCTAACAACTGCATAGTTCTTAGTGCTGGTTTGAGTCTAGGTACTCCTCTATAAATAGAGTTAAAACTGTTTTCTTTAATATGTATAATTTCTGAAGGTTTGTAATCTATAGTGTTATCATATGAAAACTTTTCAATATAAGTATCATCATCACTATGTATGGTTACATGCTCCGCTGGAAGATGATAAAGATGTCTACCATCATAATAAACAAATATATTTCCATCAATTAGTAAATCTATTAAGAGATTTCTTTTAAATGTGCTTACATCTTGAAATGGATTTGGTTCTTTGTTTAACAGTAGGTCGACTCTAGTTCTTCTAACTTCTTTCTTAACAGGCGTTATGCCTTGAATCTTCTCACCAACATCAAAAGGTACTTCAGCAGAATCATCAACAATCATGTTGACTGCTCTATTTACTACTTCTAGTTGTTCGTAAGCGTTTCTATATGTATGGATTCTTTCGCGACTATCAATTGTTAGGCCTTGGTCACGAGATATAACATACTGCGCAGGGTTTTCTTTAACCTCTTCGCTTCTGCCTATAAATCTATCATACCATGCCATATTTGTCTCTCTGTATCTCCACCCATCTTTGTTGTCTTGTTGCTGTCATTAATTTGGGTCGTTTTCCGTATATTGTATGCAATCTCATGTGATGCATATGACATAAAGTAACAGCTTGGTTATATACTTCGTCATAATTTTCTTTTATGAAAGTTTCACGAAGTGCTAGTATTTCTTCTTCAGTTTTTATGGTGATGTTTTGTTTTTTCATCCACCATTCTAGTAACTCAGTTAATCCGTTGTAGTGATGAAAGTCCAGATTCTCTGTACTTCCACAAATGTAACAATCCGTTCCTTTTTTATATTTAGACTTGGCCTTGTCACGAACATATTTAACTAAATCTCTTCTTAAAGTCATAAACCTACTCGTATAATAGAATTATATCGTAATTTTAAACTCATGTCAAGAACTATTTTTGATAGGTATAATTAGAATGTAGTGGCGCTTGTTTCAAACGAATATATTGCATATCGTAGCGCGTCTGCCATGTGAGAAGCATAGTTATGTTTAGGTTTTTCTCTTAATAAATTAGGATTAGGATCCCACTGATATTGGTCTAAACATAATAAAGACTCTTTACATCCTTGATGCACGAATAATTGATTGTTGTCTACTACAGTAGCCACACATCCTATACCATCTAGTACTGACTTTTTGGCATTAATAGTGGAAATGTCATAGTTTTGTGCAAAATCGAATCGTGTTTGTTGAGCAGCAGAGTCAATGTAGATATAATCTATATCCCATTTTTGTATTAATTTTTGTATTTCTATTGCGTGTTGTTCTGTTGTTCTTTCAGAGTCTAAATATTCATCTACTAAGTAGAATTTTTGCGCATCCCAGTCATATGCAATAACGCAGAAGGCAGTTGGATCTTTGTACCCTACGTCCATTCCTGCAAATATGTCCATCCTTCTAGTTTCTAGTTCGGATAAGTCCATAATTTGAGTTTCATGGTCAAATGCCCATACTTGTCCTTCAAATACATTAAAGTCAGCCATATATTCTTGGTTGAACTCAGCTTCTGACATAGTTCTTTTAGCTTCTGTTATATCAGACTCTGATAATCGTGGATTTTCGTGGTAAGTTGCCCTAACAGACGCCCATTCTGGAAACTCATCACTGAATCCTCTGTGCCAAAACTCTGCAAACCAGTTATTTCTACCCCTTGGAGTAGATATAAAGATTGCTTTAGAGTTTGCTTTGTCTAATGTAGGCCTGAGCGCAACATTGAAAGCATCCTTGCCGTCAACAAGGGCTGCTTCGTCGAATATGATGAGATCATAAGACCTACCCACAACCGAATCCACTTGGTTAACAGAACCCATACGTATTGTAGAGCCGTTTGAAAGCTCAATAACTTTATCTTTTGCATTATCTCGAGTAACTTCTAAATCGAAGTGCTTTATTAATTGTCTTTGTAATTCAAAAGAAATTTGAGACAATGAATAGTTAGGGGACATCAGTAGTACATTAGAACCTGGTACTAAAGTTATTAATTGACCTATTATGTTTGCAATATAAGTTTTACCTTGTCTACGAGAAATCGCAGCACAAACAAAACGGTACTTAGGATTGTTGATAGCATTGATTAATGCTGTCTGGGAACTATTTGGATTAACTCCAAGCAACTCCATATAACTATCTATAGGTAGTTTTATGAATTTGTTTTCATCAAAAGACATTAACTCATTGCTGAGTATATCTTTTCTACTTAATGTTATCAATGTATAGTCTCATTAAAAAATGTTAATAGTTCATCGGTCTCATCTAAAAGACCTGCATCTGCGGCTTTTTCGTAAAGATATAAAAAGGAGGCTGACATCTGTTTTAAATTCTTCTCTGCAGATGATAGTTGGCGTTGTTCTTCGACACTTAACATTTTGCTTAAAAATTTATGTGCATGGATTTGACTTTCATCTAACCATACCTTTCTTCCGTCAGTAGTGGGTATACCCATATTATCTCCTTTTTACCATTTAACTTTATTTGCCCAATAAGCTGCTGACATTTTGCCTCTAGCAATATTCCTTCTATGTCTAGCTTTAAAACTCTTACGTTTCATTTTCATTCTACGAGACTCTCCAGCTTTTGGTTTCCCTGCTGTCTTAGCTCCTTTCTGTCCAAAACGAATAGTTTTTATTTTACTTCCAACTTTTGCCACCACTATGTGTGACTTAGTTTTATGTCCAGGTGTTCGTTTGGGCTTATTGAATCCTCTTACACCTGCTCTTTTTAGCCGGGGGTCACGTTTACGTGGCATGATTATCTCCTTCTAGGTAATATTCTTCCCGCTGTTCGTTTGCCAAATCTTGCTGACTTAGGTTTGACTGTTTTGCCAAATCTTGGTCCGATTGCTTTTGGGGCTGCACCATAAAAACCTGCTGCACTAGACATAGGGCTTTTTGTATTAACAAAAGTTCCTGCTGCTGAGTTTAAGTCTCTGGTGAGTCCTCTTTTTAGTTTATGTTTACGAATCTTCTGAGTACCATGTACACCAGTAGGTCCGCTTAAAAATGATCCTGTTCTAGCCATTTCTATCTCCTATAAGCTTTTTTAATTGCTTATCTCGAAAAACACACTCCTGCATAGTTGCGTAATTTTTCAGTTTTATTAGATTAGTAAGTGTTCGACGTCTTTTTATTATAAGAGCCGCTACTGATATCTCAATCTGTGCTAACCTTTGTGTCATCTCAAACTTTTGGTCAAGTGCACGATTGGTCATCTTACTTTCTCCTTATTAATTTTTGTCCTATGAAAAGCTCCAAGATACTAGTGAATATCTTGTCCCTTTTGTTATTTTTGTAACACCATGAACTGGACTAGTCTCTGGTGAAAAAGGATCGCAATGTAATTCAATTGCAGTCCCAACTTCTTGAGGTATTGTATTGCCATCTGCAATAAAATCTCCTCCTTCGTAATCATCATTTAGTGGTATTACTACTACTTTCTCTGACTTTAAATTTGTGTTTGGTTTCCAGTAATTGCTCAGACACATCCATTGGGAGTCTCTGTGCGCCGAAACGTGATCTCCAGCTTCATACTTAATAAGTTTACATGTGTACACAGGGTTACCTTCCCATGTATCAAATACAGGGTCGATCTCTGAAAATTTAATCTTACGAAACTTTTCTAATACTCCTCTACCTTCTGTTCTACTGAGTATTGTTTCTTTGTCTGAAAACTGGTCTTGTTTTTGTAAGTCTCTTCTTAACTCATCTACTATATAATTCGTACCAGATGCTATAATTTTTTCACACTCTTCTTTTGTTAGTACATTTGGTACTATTCTAGGTGGTGTTGTTACTTGGTAATACTTCATCGTTTTTTCCTTCTAGTGGTTCTTTTTCTTTTTACAAAAGTAGATACATTTCTTGGTTTGCCTCCAGGATTACCTGCTCTTCTCTTTCTAGTAACTGCTGATCTTTTTTGTGCTGCAGTCATTCTTCGTGCTTTACTTGCTGGTACACACTTGGGATATCCTCCCTTACTTCGTGCAGATTTTCTTCCACATGGTGGGTGCCCTCCACCTTTTCTTTTACGAGAAATGTCTACCCATCCCTCTTTAAACCATTTAGTTAGTCCGCCTTTAGGTTTCGCCATGGTCATGCTCTACATCACCACTTACTAAATAATTGGCTGCTTGAACAAGTTCATGTTCAGATACTGCTATCTTATTTGTCCACCATGTTTCTAGAGAC